GACTCCCAATCGATGTGCGTCACCAATGCTAGGTGCTTTGGTAATAATTTGTTTGATGTGGGGGTTTGTTTTGAGATAGGTTTCCCTATCTGCAATTTTCATTAACATATCATAGATTTCATCTGTCTTAGTGTCATGAAACGAATACATTGGCATTTAAGCTCTCCTAAAAAAAAGGCAGTCCGTGATGGACTGCCCTATAACTGTCTTATCACTGTTGATATTTATACGAGCAATTCGTATATTTCTTTCCAGTTGTCAACTTTTGTTACATCATCATTATGAAAATCTGCATTATGATGATGATTAATGAGATAACTATCTAGTCCCATCTCAAGACCAACTAGTGCATTCTCGGGCTTATCTTCAACCCACATACACCCACTGTCTTTGTAGGGTAGTAACTCTTCGTCTTTATCAGCACCAGTATCTAAGTAGACATACTTCTCAAAAGCAGTGTCACCAAATAACTCTCTAAGGTTCTTAGTCCTTAGATGCTGTGCGTACTGATCATTACTTAAGCTAGTAATCGCATGGAAGATATACCCATGCTCTTCATGTAGCTTTTTAACGTACTTCATTGCATCTCTGAGAGGTGGCAACTTTCTAATAGCCGCACTCTCGTTGAACATTCTGATGAGCCTTTTGATCTCATCTCTAGGCATGTCGTAACAAATAGACATGTCGTATTCACATACACCAGTCTTGACATACCCATGTCTCTTCATCCAGTAATCGAATGAGTATTCCCAATCTAGGAGAACACCATCACAATCAACTAATATCACTTTATCTTTATTCATAATTTAACTCACTTTCTTAATTTCACATACACTATAACACTGATTCGCTCAGTTGTCAAGTGGTTATTTAAGAATAAAAAGAGTTTTTTTGTTTAGCTTTTAGTTTACGAGCCTTTTGGACTTTGGCTTTTTTCTTGTCATAGCGTTTGCTATCTTGCTTTTTGAAACGAGGCTCTTTGTCGCCCCATTCATCTTCCTCACACCAGTCACGGAAGTTCTTACGTTTAGACATCTTAGATTACTCACTCTACTCCGAAATTAAACCAGGAAATGCTTCTTTGATTAAAGCAAGTGTTAAACCCTTTAAAGGCTTTTGCTTAATCACTTCGCATAGTAATTTTGCGTCTGATGGATCTACTGCTTCCAGTATCTGAATAAACAACGCTTCTCTACGAATAGGGTGAATATTATCACCGTCAAAACCCTTAACGAAGTAAGGAAGTTTTCGTGTTTCTCTAAACAGCATCCCATGCGAATCCGGCATTTCAGACGGTATATAAGGTGGAGCAGAACTTGGTATGTTCAACTCCATAGACTTATCATAGGTTACTTTAAGAATGTTGCGTAGTGGCTTGCTATTCTTTTCTAGCAAATACGCAATCTTCTCTTTTTTGGTTTTCATTTCACCAGCTGATTCAATAATTTCAGCCAAAGATTCTGTAGACATTTAAAACTCCGATATTACTTCCATAAGATTTTTCAATTTATTTTTGATGAAATAGTTTAACAATTGCGATCTATCTTTAGCAGGCTCATTCAACCAAATGTCCATGATCTGATCTTTGATATAATCAGGTATCATTTCTAAGTCGATAAGAGACTTGTTACGCAAGTAGTTTCTTTTAACATCTTCTGTCATTGTATTTATGTCTTGCCAACCTTCTAGTCTTTTCTTAGTGATAGGACGTTGACGTTCACCAACAACTAAACAGTTATCAGCAGATAAGACGTTAGGTACACCGTCACCAGTATCACCTTTAATGATATGCTCACAAAGATACTTTTCAGGTGATGAATGCGTAATCCAACGCTTACGTGTAGGATCATACTGTTTTACATTCGCATACTTGTGCAATTGAATGTAATCTTTATCACCAGACAAGACTAGAATAGGCTCGCCAGTGTTCAGCAGAGTGCCTTCGTGATGTACGATTGTGCCAATGATATCATCTGCTTCAGCAGTTTCAATCTGAATAACACGATAAGGGAAGTATGTCTTAATCTCATCACGGATATTATTCAAAGCATTGAAGATTGCAGACCAGTCTAGTTCGGACTCAGTACGTGCTTTTCTACGATTAGCTTTGTAGTAAGGAAAGTTCTTTCGTCTCCAATAGTTCTTGTCATCACAACAGATAACAAGTTCACCGAAGTCGTTATTGAACTTCTTACGATTTGCTCTTAGTGTGTTGAGTATCATATGTCTCAACATGTTTTCGTCAATAGGCATGTTTTTATGATTGCCGATTTGAGCCATCATATTACTAATCATTACCTGATTTAAATCTACTAGAATCATTATATTTCTCCACATTTGATATAAGTTATATAATACAACACTTTTATCAATATGTCAAGCCTTAATTTGAAAATTCGTTTAAAAAATTGGATAGAGCCTTTTCTGGCTCTTTGATATTATCGAATACTTTATCAGTTACCTTTTGAAACTCAGTTTGTTCTCCATGAGAACGCATGATGATAGCTCTGATTGATTCGACTCCAGCTAATATATCTTTAATACAATTGGGGTCTTCGAAGAGATCAACGTCCATCTCTTCTAACGCTTCTACTACATCCATCATAGCATTAAGGGCGAAGTCCCCTGCAAAGTTCTCTACGATCTCTTGCTCTTCACCCAGTTCATCCATTCTATCCTGTATTCGTTTTGCACGTACAGCATTGAAGTCTACGATATTATTACTCATTGTTCATATTCGACTATCTTCCCATCGACCTCTATTTTACCATCTGAGACATAAACCCCACCTAAGTCAGAATAGTAAACACCATAGCTACGCTTAGGTGTACCGTCTGGATGATAAGCCATCGTTACGCAGTATGTCTTAACTCTGCTTTGTTGATGCTCACCGTAGAACATGTCTAAGTAAACGCCATTCTTAATATATCTCTCAAGATTACGAATGTACCCTTCGATACGTGCTACTTTCGCAACAGCACCTTTGGCACTTGCCCGAAGTTCTTGTTTAGCCGCACTTAATAAATCTTTCTGCGTTTTAATCCAAGAGCGAACATTCTTCAGAGATAACGCATCGTCATCATCTAATGCTAAAACATCTGGGTGAACATTCTTAGGTCCACCTTGCTTCTCTAATCGAGCCGCACGTGCTTTCGCTAGACGCTCGACTGCCGCCGCCTTTTGCTCTTCAGACATAGGCTTACGCTTCTTACGTACTTTCTTTACGGGACCACGTTCTTTTGCAAACTGTTCACGCATTTCTAATTTTTTGCTTTTACGAGCCATATAGACTACTCCTCATTTAAGTTACGAATCACTATAACATGAAACTTTACTTATGTCAAGAGGTTTTTCATCAAAGAGTTCCATTCTAGCTTACGATTTTGCCAATTAAAGCGATAATTAGCTAACGCTTGCATATTCCCAGTCGTATTTTGTAATATCTGATACGTATTTGGGTTACGATGAATTTCAATTGCATTTTTAAGTTCTAGATAAAACTGATTCGCATGATCTTGTGCGTTCTCTACATATCCATACATTGAAGTCAGACCCATCGATGTTTCTGGCAGTGCGGCTAGTGATGAGTGAACACTCAAACAACCAGCAGACATTGCTTCCATTAGACAGAGACAAGATGTCTCTTTCCAAGTTGATGGGTAAGCAAAGATATGAGACTGCTTTAGTACTTCACGTATCTCTTCATTGCTAACCGACTTGTGATAGTTAATCTTCTTATGCTCACGTAACCTATTAAATAGTTCTTTGAATGGCTCATCTCGTTCAGGCCATCCATACAGTAAGAACGATGAATACACATTTAGTTCAATGTTGTCATATTCTTCTGCTAACTGTCTAAAGACTGCATACAAAATATCAAGCCCACGATGAGGCGTTGAGAAGTATACGAGTTTAATCTTTTCTCTAGGGTTTGGTTTCTGATGTTGCTCAATAGGTTCAATCGCATTACGCAATACAACGCCTGCTGAGTATGGCACACCTAGAAATAAGTTGTACATTTCTTGTTGCCAGTGAGACACAAAGACCAACTTATCAAATTTTTGCCAACCACCATCTTTCAGATGTTGCACTTCGGGATCTTGTGGTAGATCGTGGAGAACATAAATCTTCTTTCTCTTTGGATCTAGTTCACGTACTCTAGAGTGTATAATCTGAAACTGATCGAGGAGAGACTTGTTACAGTCTCTCTCAATCCTGTTTGCCATGAGTTCAGTACCACCCATGGACTTTTTGTTCAACTCATTCAGTTCAGGCAAAAACTTCACCGTTCACTGTCTGGAGTTTATCCCATCGAAATGAACGCCAGCCTTCGGCATTAATATCCCAGACAGAAAGAGAACTATCGCTCTTCTTCTTGGGAGCTTTCTTTTCAATTTCAGCAACAACTTCAGGCATTTTATCTGCTTGCAATGTTGCTTCCATCTTACGATATTCACCATTGACCTTTGTAAATTCAACTGTCACTACACCCTCTTTCATAAGGGTAACTACATTAGATTGGTCCATCACCATAACTCCTCGTATTTTCAATTTCGCTGGCGAATTCCATTAATCCACCAACAGGTTTATTGTGCCACACTATCTGCGGTACTTTATTCACACCAGGAAAACGTTGCAGAAATTCTGCCATATATTCCTTGCGAGAAACATTTTTGAACTCCCAATCAAATCCATACTGTTCAGCAAGGTTCTTTGCCTTATCACAGTCTGGACAGATAGAGTTCCCATAAATCGTAATCATTCTTTAGTCAATTCTTCTAAGCGGTCTGCTATTTCAGTCCAAGGCTCTTCAGTTGTCCAGTGAGCCATAGTTCTAAGTTTATCAATCATTGCCTGATCGTTCATCTTTCGCTCTTTAGCATTCTCTTCACGTGTACGCCGAAGCATATATGCGTAGTAATGTTCTTGAGGTTCTGGTCGACAACTACTTGCCATTAGCTAAGTCCTCTGCGAACTGCTTATTACCTTCCTCCATAGCGACCATCTTTTCTGCACGTAACTTTTCTTGTAGTGCAACTTCATCTGCAAGTGACATCTTACTATTACGCCAGTCATGAATCCAAGAAATCTTTTGCTCTTCTGTCCAATCCTTTAGATAGTCATTATCTGCATCAAAGAATTGTAGAACTTCTGGCTCACGTAAAACTTGTGCATCGATAATCTGCTCACCAACGTGTCGTTGACTAAACTCTTTTACATCTTCACACGTGACAGCATCAAGCGCCCACGAAGGATCTACTTCTTCATCTGGATTCATTCTCTGTAGTTCGTCTACAGGTATTACGTATCGATTACGAAAAGTTGATACGCATGTAACAACTACGTACTCAGGTTTTTGTTTGATCGCCATTATCTTCAATATCCTCTATCATGTTTAACAAACTGCGTTTATAGGTGTTGGCTTCTTCGAAAGCTTTAACTGTTCTTTTATTACTAGAGCCCACCATACTTTGTGATGCATATGCGCTGTTAGTAGCTTCGACATACTTTAGAAACGTATCTTTCATTGATACGGATTCCTCTAAGTATGATTCGGGTATACCTTCAGCATACTCCCATTGATTACGTTCTTCATCATTATTATTAGCAAACGTGTTGTTTACGAATTTTGCAAACCATTCCATAATTTCTCCATATATTAGTCACAGTATATACTAAACTTCTTCACGTGTCAAGTACTTAATACAATTTTCTTTTAAAAAAGTCAAAGTCATCTGATGTTTTGAACTCGACCTTCTGTCCGTTCTCATCTTTACCTTTGAAGTGCTTACTAGTTAGCTTACTTATCTCAGACATATAGAACTTACGAGGTGCGTTATCTTCTTGCATGATAGTGACTTCATACAGATCAAAGAATAATCGGTAAAAGAAGCCTGGTTTTCTTGGCATAGGCATTTTTTAACATCTCCGTTCTACTACCTTACATTATATATAGTAGTTGC